CCAGCCAGCGATGCAACCTGACGTTATTAGCGGAGGAGATCTTCCTCAAAACCAGCCAGCATATAACCCTTACACGCCCTACACGATGCCCTACTACCAGCGTCAGTTTGGACAGGGATATCAGCCGGCAACAGGCTACCGCACCGCACTTTATGGCCAATATAGACCGATGGGCGGCGCTCTTTTCGGTCAAAACATGGGATCATACAGCCCCTATGGCATGGGTGGCGGCAAAGGCGGCGGTTATAATCCGTATGGCGGCTATGGCTCTTATGGCGGCTACGGACCGTTTGGCGGTCAAAGCGGCGGTAAGGGCGGGGCAATTTAGCTCTAATGCGCCGGAACTACCGCAAGGAATACGATAACTACCACTCCAAGCCCGAGCAGAAGAAGAATCGGGCAAAAAGAAATGCGGCAAGGTCCGAGATGGAGCGGGAAGGCAAGGTCAAGAAGGGCGATGGCAAGGACGTTGCCCACAAGAAGCCGCTAGCTAAGGGCGGCAGTAACAAGCGATCAAACCTGAAGGTGGCGTCAAAAGCAAAGAATCGCTCGTTTAAGAGGACAAAATCAGCCGGGATGGCGTAAATGTCGGACTTGATCACGCCCCAGCTAGCAAAAAAGCTAAAGGGCGCATCTCCTGAGGTTAAGCGAAAAGTTGCAGAGCAACTCAAGCGAATCGAGGAGCAACGAAAAATTGAAAGCGCACAGACCTCCTTTATGGGGTTTGTCGGGCATATGTGGCCGGCCTTTATTGAGGGCAGGCACCACAAGATTATGGCTGAAGCCTTCGAGAAGATCGCTCGGGGCGAGCTAAAACGGCTGATTATCAATATGCCGCCCAGACACACCAAGTCTGAGTTTGCTTCTTACTTATTGCCAGCATGGTTTTTGGGCCAGTACCCCGGAAAGAAGGTGATTCAGACGGCGCACACCGCCGAGCTGTCAGTGGGTTTTGGTCGGAAGGTGAGAAACCTTGTGGACTCGGATGACTTCAAAGAAGTCTTTCCAAGCCTGCAACTAAGGGCAGACTCAAAGGCGGCGGGCCGCTGGAGCACTAATGACGGGGGCGAATACTTCGCTATCGGTGTTGGCGGTGCGGTAACCGGTAAGGGTGCTGACCTACTGATTATTGACGACCCCCACTCAGAACAAGAGGGGCAGTCTGGAGATCCATCGGTATTTGATCGCACCTATGACTGGTACACGTCCGGTCCTCGACAGCGTCTCCAGCCGGGAGGCGCCATCATCATCGTGATGACTCGCTGGCATATGCGAGATCTGACCGGCAAGATTATTAAATCTTCCACCCAGCGGGCGGGCACCGATGAGTGGGAGGTGATCGAGTTTCCAGCAATCATGCCATCAGGAAAAGCCCTGTGGCCTGAATTCTGGTCTATCGCAGAGCTTGAGGCTCTACGCAGTGAACTGCCTTCCTCTAAGTGGAACGCGCAGTATCAGCAAAACCCAACCGCCGAAGAAGGCGCACTGATCAAACGCGAGTGGTGGCAAGTCTGGGAAAAGGACCGACCCCCGCCGTGCGAGTTTATTATCCAATCTTGGGATACAGCGTTTTTAAAAACCCAGCGGTCTGACTTTTCCGCTTGCACAACGTGGGGCGTGTTTTACATGCCTGACGACGAAGGCCTATCAAAGCCAAACATCATCCTATTGGATGCATACAAAGAACGTCTGGAATTTCCTGAATTGAAGCGCAAGGCTTATGAGCTTTGGGCGGACATGCAACCAGATGCATTTATAGTGGAAGCTAAAGCGGCAGGGATGCCCCTGATTTTTGAGCTTCGGGCGATGGGTATTCCGGTATCGGAATACACTCCGTCCAGAGGCAATGATAAGATAGCGCGAGTCAATGCTGTTGCTGACTTGTTCGCATCTGGCGTCGTTTGGGCGCCACAGACAAGATTTGCTGAAGAGGTGGTCGAAGAGTTTGCCGCGTTCCCTGCTGGGGAGCATGACGACTTGGTTGACTCCTCCACTCAGGCACTTCTTAGGTTTAGGCAAGGCGGGTTCGTTCCGCTCTACACCGACGAAGAAGACGGGCCTACCGATTACGGCAGGAGAGCCGACTACTACTAAGGGGCGACATGGCCTTTTTGCAAAGCAACATCCCGCACTTTAAGTGCTGGGTGCGGCGTGAATACACGCACAACCATGAGAAGTATCATGGAGAATTCCTCCACGCGATGGCGATAGCTGTCACGGCGATGCCGAATAGGTGCCTCAGTTTCCAGATTATCTTTACTGGCGCCGAGACATACGACGAGGACGAATCAAATGTCCACGGTGGCGCCATGTGGGCTAGGATGCCGATAACGGCGTTGGTCGCGGATACGCCACTAGAAGAGTGGCCAGATCCAATGCCAACATATGCCGCCCAACCGTGGGACTGCTCATCGAGGACACATGCTGTTTATGTGCTTGATAGGGCGACACCATGCCCTTGGATGGCGAAAATAGAAGATCAGTTTTATCCGGCTCGATACCTGTTCACCGTCGATTACACGGACAGCGAGATAGCCGACGACCCAGCCCAGCACAAGCAGAGCCATGTTCTTGAGTTGCTGGACGCGGGAAGATGGACAGGGAATATCGTTGCCCTGCCCAATAATAGAGTCAGGGTTACGCATCCGGCGTGGTTTGAAACAGGAGAAGGCGCTCCTGACTTTAGGCCATCTCAGCATATCCACTACTCCAAGTCGGATCTGGATTACACGCTGGACGTAAATAGAGTGTTTAACAATTTATATGCAGGTGCCGAGCATGAAGATGAAGAGTAAGGGCTACGCCAAAGGCGGAAAGCTGAAGATGGTAGAGAAGGACGGCAAGCAGGTTCCGTTCTTTGCGGCTGACGGCGAAGGCAAGATGGCTAAAGGCGGAATGACCCCAAAGACCAAAGGCTATTACAAGGGCGGTAAGGTCATGAAGCCCAAGGGAATGGCTAAAGGCGGTATGACTCGCGGTTGCGGAGCGGCAACCAAGGGAACCAAACACTCCAATAAAATGGGCTAAACATGGCCGTTGATAAACTCGGTACACCATTCGACCCTAATGAGGTCGAAGACGAAGCGATTGAAATCATCATAGAAGATCCCGAATCTGTCAGTATTCTTGACGAAGAGGGCGGCATGATTATCGACTTCGACCCTGAGGCGAGTGAGCTGATGGGCGTGTCTCACGACTCGAACCTTGCCGAGTTTATGGGCGATGCTGAACTGGATATGCTGTCACACGAGCTGATAGCCCAGTTTGAGTCGGATCGTCAGAGTCGAGCGGACTGGGAAGACTCCTATATTAGGGGCCTAGACTTGCTCGGGTTGAAGTTTGAAGACCGCTCAACCCCTTGGGAAGGCGCTTGCGGCGTATTCCACCCAATGCTGTCAGAGGCGGTAATCCGCTTCCAAGCGCAGACGATCCAAGAGATTTACCCTGCTAGCGGCCCAGTAAAGACCTCTATCGTAGGGAAGATTGACGAAGAAAAAACCAAGCAGGCGCATCGGGTCGAGAATTACCTCAACTACCTGATAACCCAGCGTATGACTGAGTACCGAACTGAGACCGAGAAGCTGTTGTTCTCGCTCCCAATCGCGGGCTCTGCATTCCGTAAAGTGTACTATGATCCCAGTTTGGGACGACCCTGCGCCATGTTTGTACCGGCGGAGGACTTTGTGGTCAGCTATGGCGCGTCAGATCTATCGACCTGTCAACGCGCCACCCATATCATGAAGAGAACGTCGAACGATATTCGGAAGCTACAGGTAGCTGGCTTCTACATGAATGTCGATCTTCCGCCGCCTTCACCCGATATTTCAGAGATTCAGCAGAAGTACAACCGATTAACGGGCGACTCTGAGAACTACGAGTTTGACAACCGGCACACCCTGCTGGAGATGCACGTAGACCTTGATCTGCCCGGATTTGAAGACACAGACAAAGGCGAACCGACAGGCATCGCACTTCCCTATGTTGTTACCATTGACAAGTCGTCCAGAACGATTCTTTCAGTGCGTCGCAACTGGTATGAGGACGATCCAAAGAAACTTCGCCGAGAGCACTATGTGCATTACCAGTACCTGCCCGGACTAGGTTTTTACGGGTTCGGTCTCGTGCACATGATCGGCGGCCTATCGAAGTCAGCGACATCGCTACTCCGACAGCTCGTCGATGCTGGAACCCTTGCCAACCTACCGGGAGGTTTGAAGTCACGCGGACTGCGTATAAAGGGGGACGATACCCCTATTATGCCGGGCGAATTCCGCGATGTCGACGTTCCGGGTGGAGCAATCCGCGACAACATCACCTTCCTGCCTTACAAGGAACCAAGCAATGTGCTGTATCAACTGCTTGGCGATATCGTTCAAGAGGGGCGAAGGTTCGCGTCAGCGGCAGATGTTAAAGCGTCTGATATTAACGGCGAAGCTCCGGTTGGCACCACGCTTGCAGTTTTAGAAAGAGAGATGAAGGTTATGAGCGCGGTCCAGAGCCGTGTTCATGCTTCAGTCTCTAAAGAATTAAAAATCCTGTCAGAACTTGTTAAAGATTACGGGCCGGATGTTTATCCTTACGATAAGGACAGCGACCCTGTCGTCAAGGAAGATTTTGATGATCGCGTTGACATTATCCCTGTCAGCGATCCAAACGCGGGCACCATGGCCCAGCGTATCATGCAGTATCAGGCGGCACTTCAACTGGCGGCACAGGCGCCGCAGATGTACGACATGCCCCTGCTTCACCGTCAGATGCTAGACGTTCTTGGCATTCAAGACGCAGACAAGATCGTGCCGACAGAAAACGACATAAAGCCGACGGACCCTGTGACAGAGAACATGAACATCATCAACGGCGAGCCGGTGAAAGCGTTCATCTACCAAGATCACGAGGCTCACATCAAGGTTCACATGTCAGCAATGCAGAACCCAGAGCTTATGTCCCTTGTCGAGCAGGCGCCCAATGCACAGGCAATGCAGGCGGCTATGTCAGCCCACATTGCGGAGCACGTCGCCTTCGAGTACCGAGCAAAGATCGAGAGGGAGCTTGGCATCGAGTTGCCACCTCCGAGCGAGCCTCTACCAGAAGATATCGAGTTGCGTATTTCTCGCCTCGTTGCACCAGCCGCCGCACAGCTTACCGGCAAGGCGCAACAGATGGAGCAGGCAGAGAAGAACGCAGAACAGCAACAAGACCCGATTGTGCAGATGCAACAACGCGAACTCGCCATCAAGGAGCAGGCCGCTATGGCTAAGGCTCAGACGGAGATGGCGAAGATCCAAGCAGACCTTGAAAAGACCCGTGGGAAAACCATGGTCGATCTCCAGAGAATGGAGCAACAGGAGCGGATCGAGAGCGCGAGACTGGCATCTAAGATGCAGTTGCAGGACAAGAAAGACGAGTCCCAGCAAGAGATTGAAGGATTTAAAGCCGGATTTAATCTTGTACGGGACTTAATAGATGAGTAAACACGCTACAAATAACTTGTTAAAGGCATTACAAGTAGAGTATCGTAACCATATGAATGAGCTAACCGACCACATGGCGTGTGGCGGTTGTAAAGACATGAGCGAATACTCTCGATGTGTAGGCATTATTGAAGGACTTGCCTACGCCGAGCGAGCGTTGCTGGACCTGAATGATAGGCTAGAGCGCGACTAATACGCTACAAAGGGTAGCGCATGGCGACACCGGACGCCTTTATCTGGTGCAGGAATAGGAATTATGACAACAGAGCAGAAGACTGCGAGTCAACTACCTGATCCCAAGGGATACAAAATCCTTATAGCCCTGCCAGAGCCCGACGAAAAAACCGAGGGCGGCATACTCAAGGCAAAGCAAACGATGGATGTCGAAGAAGTCGGCTCTATCTGCGGTTTTGTTTTGAAGCTGGGCACAGACGCCTACAAAGATGAGAGCCGTTTTCCGAATGGCCCTTATTGCAAGGAGGGCGACTGGGTCATGATGCGATCCTACAGCGGAACGCGATTTAAGATTCATGGCAAGGAGTTTCGCCTCATTAACGACGATAGTGTTGAGGCGGTTGTTGAAGATCCTAGGGGGATTGAAAAGGTATGAGCGAAGAGCAAATCGAACAGCACTCTGCTGAAGAAAAATTCTTCGGTGTTAAGACGACCTTTAGCAAAGAGAAAAAGGAAGCGTCTGACATTGACATCGAGATTGTTGATGATCGACCTGAAGATGACCGACGGCCACCCCAGAAAG